TTACAGAAATGACTTAATCAATGTTTTAAAGCGCGATAGTTCATATCTCGGTAACAAATGCGTCAAATCTAAAGTTTGGAAACAAAGCACTTGGTGCTTCCTGTTCAAACGCGGTTAATCCCATGAAACTCCACGCCACCCTAACCAACAGCGGACCGTTGACCAAGAAAGAATCAGACGTCCTGCTGCTGATCTGCGAAGGCAAGATGCGCAAAGAGATTTGCCGTGTTTGCCACCGCAGTTACGGGTGCGTTAGCAAACAAATCGAAGCCATCGCTGAAAAACTCGGCGCACACAGCGCCGCCGAAATCGTCGCCAAAGCGGTGGCTAATCATTACGTCGATATCACTATCAAAATTTGGCTGCTGGCTATGCTCTGCCAGTGCTGTTTGATCAGTACCAGCGACCTACGCCGGCCGCCGCATTGCCCACGGCCAACCGTTACCCGTTGCCACACCAGCAACACTACACCACGCACCCAACCAAACGCTTGAGGAAACCACCATGCAACTCGACACGCACGCCGACCAAACCGCCGCCGCGCTGGCCGTATCCACCACGGTCGCCAAAATCGGCCGCATTACCGCGCACATTGACGAATACATCCACGCCAACGCCCCGCAGCAACTCAAACGCCAGCGTCAACGGCTGATTGATTTGTGCGTGGTGTCCTTGATGGCCTATGAAGACGAGCTGTTCACCTGGGAATACTTGCGGCTGATGGTCATCGAGCGTTTGGGGGTGTACGAATCCGGCGCACTGCCTTGGTTTATCGATATCGACCGCAGCACCGACCGGGTTTTGACCATCCGCCACGAAAACGGCACCCAACTGCAATTTGAAATCGGACAGTTATTGCTGTCTGCCCTGCTCAGCGTTCATTAGGAGATCACCATGGCCGCAGTACACCCACAAAAACCGCTGGATTATGTGATTCAACAGCACACCCAAAAACATACACCGTTTCATGTGGTCGCCAAAGGTGCGCCCGATTATCACGAATTTATGGCCGATAAAGTCGCGGCCAAAAACGAGCGGATTGAATATCTGGAAGAGCAGCTGGAAGACAAACATATCGAGATCATCAGTTACCGGGTGGCTGTTGTCGGCTTGCTGATCACGTTGGGTTTGACCTTGTACCAATGGATTGTGGTGTGTGGTGGCGCGTCGCCATTTTGACGGCTGGGTAACACCCGACCAGCTGGACGCCAAAACAAAAAACGAATTATGGATCGGCCTTAAAAGCATAGACCCGGCCTTGGCTGACTTGCTGGTCAACGATCCCAACTTAACCGCATTAAAAAACGCCTTCTCAGCAACCGTGCGCTTTACCCGTGAAAACGCGCGCCGGTATGTCATGGAAGGCAGACGAATACTTGAGGAGAGACACCGTGCAAAACCCACTTAAAAAACAAATCGGCGGCAGCCATTACAAAACCATGGCTATTGAGCCGATTGAATATGGCCACCAAAACGGACTTGGCTTTATCGCAGTTTGTATCATCAAACGAATCTGCCGATACAACCACCCCACCGGCAAAGGCCTGGAAGACATCGAAAAAGCCCTGCATGAGCTGGATATTTTGATTGATCAGCACCGCAAAGGCTTTGTGTATGACGCCAACACCGAACAAGCCATCAGAGCATCGGAGTTTTGCGCCGCCAATAACATCGACGGCAAGCGCCGCAAGATTATCGAAAAACTCACGGCCTACTATCACGCTGAACCGCTGTTGCGTTACCTGTCCGATGCGCGTGAACACCTGGACGAACTATTACATGAGTTAATCCATGCCACATCAATCCATTCGTAGCGACAAGGCCTGGCTGCGCACCTTTAGGCCGCAAGCCACCTCGGCAGAAATCGAGAAATTTATAGAACGCGTCGGCATGAAAGTCGACGATCACAATCCACCCGCCGACCTGCTGGCTAAGGCCCGCAGCGAAGCATTGCAGGAATTACGGTTGAATCCATGAATGAAGCAGCAATAAAAGAGCGGCCAATATTGTTTTCTGCGGCTATGGTGCGGGCTATTTTGGATGGGCGGAAAACTCAGACTAGGCGGATAGCCGATATTTCAGACCCATTTGATTATCCGCAATTCAACGCGAAAGTCGTTAATTTCCGCAAAAAAACATATTGGTTTGATTGCCAAAAATCACACCCAAATCATATTGTTAATGCTTGCCCGTATGGAATTTTTGGCAATAGGCTTTGGGTTCGTGAAACTTGGATGCCCGATGCACCGCAAGATGGGACATGGCCAGATGTTGAGTTTTACGGTTGCAAGAATTCGCCATTAAGCTGGATACCCGATAGGTATCGTAAGCCAGAGCATGTTTTATTTAGATCAACCTGGGATGGTCATGAATTAGTCGGATGGAAACCTTCCATACATATGCCTAGATGGGCGAGCCGTATCAACCTGGAAATTACAGGCGTTCGAGTGGAGCGGTTGCAAGATATTAGTGAAGCGGATGCGATTGCCGAGGGTATTACTGCTGATTTTTTAGAGCATATCTATGGGCCGGCAGGATATAGGGATCTTTGGGAATCAATCAATGGCAAAGGATCATGGGATAAAAACCCATGGGTATGGGTTATAGAGTTCAAACGCATTGATGAGAGTGTTTCATCATGCTAGACCGCATAAACCCACAAATCATTCAGCGCCTGCAATCGCCGCCGTATAACGCCAAGCATCGTGGCGAACACCTGCGTGAAGGTGTTTGCCCGAGTTGCGGCAAAAAAACCTTGTGGACCTGGACCGCTACGCCGGGTGTGATTCAGTGCAACCGCACCAACAATTGCAATTTTGCTGCCACCAGCAAGGACTTATTCCCGGACCTATTCGAAAACCTGAACAAAAAATACCAAGCCACGCCGGAAAACCCCAACGCCACCGCCGACGCGTACCTGCATTTAATCCGCGGTTTTGACCTGGCTAAAATCAACGGCTGGTACCACCAGTCCAAGTATTGGCACCCGCACGGCGACAAAGGCACGGCGGCCGTGCGCTTTTATCTGGACGACGCCAAAACCGTGTACTGGGAACGGCTGGTGGAGGATGTCACCATCACCGACCCGGACGACGGCAGCAAAGAAAGCCGCAACAAAAACTTTAAAGGTGCGTTTAAAGGTTTGTGGTGGCAGCCTCCAGGCCTGGAGATCAACCCAGAAGACCGGGTGTATTTGTGCGAGGGCATTCTGGACGCCATTGCTTTAAACCTTAACGGGTATAAAGCCTGCGCCATTATGTCCAGCGGCACGTTTCCAACAGAGGCCATCCAGCCACACCTGAAAAAAGAGGTGAAATGGATACTGGCCCTGGATAACGACGCCACCGGTCGGCGCTGCCTGCAAAAACACGCGGCCAAACTGCGGGAGATGGGCGAAAAAGTCGGCGCGGCGATATCGTCAGAAACCGAAGAAAAAGCCGACTGGAACGATCTGCACAAAATCAAAAAACTGTCAGACGAGGACATGGCCGAGTATTTGTACATGGGCAAGTTAGAACTGGCGCAAAGCTACATCAAAAAAGCCGAAATCATGTGGCGGCACAATACCAAGCGTACATTCTTTGTGTACACCTTTGGCAACAGTACCTACTCGTTCAAGATCGACGCCACCGAATACGAAAAGGCCGCAGCGCAAGAGCACGATGCGGACCCGATCAAAGCAGAAAGCAAGGCCTTTACCTTTACCAGCAAGATTAAAGAAATCGCCACCTTTAAAATGGATTTTCTGTACTTCCAACGCCCTGAAAACGGCGAGGATGGCCAATACTTCTTTCGGTTTAACTTTCAAAACCACGCGCCGGAAGTGCAATTGCCGTTCCCCGGTAAAACCTTCGGTGCGCACGGTGACTTTAAAAAAGCCGCCATGCAAAAAGCCCCCGGTGCGCAATTCACCGGCAGCGGGTCCGATCTGGATTACCTCTATAAGCACTGGATGGGCAAAATCCCCAAGATCGTCACCACGCTGGATTATGTCGGGTATGACAAAGCCACCGGGGCTTATGTGTTTCCGGATTATGCGGTGCAAGGCGGTCGGATCCTGAATGTTAATAAAGAGTCGTTTTTCCAACTCAAACAAGGCGGCATTAAAACCACCGTCGACATCAAGCAAAAACTCACCACCAAACCGCCGGTCGATGGCTGGCTTAACGATTACCAAACCGCTTTCGGTGTCGGTGGTCTGGTCACCTTGTCGTGGTGGTTTGGCTGTTTGTTTGTGGAGCAGGTCCGCCACAACCACCGCAGCTATCCGTTTTTAGAAGTGGTCGGCGAGGCTGGTTCCGGTAAGTCCGACATGGTGGATTTTTTATGGAAGCTGTTAGGCCGCGAAGGCGAATCCTTCAACCCCAACAGCTCAACGTTAGCAGGCCGGACCCGCAAAATGGCAGAGGTGTCCAACTTGCCGGTGGTGTTTAACGAAACCGACAACGAGCAGCTGGCCGACGACAAGCACATCAAACGCTTTAACTGGGATGAGCAAAAAGACCTGTTCGACGGCGAGTTTGGCCGCGTCACCGGTCAAAAAACCCAAGACAACAGCACCCGCAAACCTACCTTTAAAAGCGGCTTGATGATCGTGCAAAACGTGCCGGTTGTGGCATCGGAAGCGATCATGACGCGGATCATGCACTTAACGTTTGACCGATCGCACCACTCGCTGGACGGCAAACACGCCTCAGACCGATTGAACATGCTGGACGTGGATGCTGTATCCGGGTTTTTACTGCACAGCATCAGCAAAGCGGAAGCCGTGATGACGCAATTTACCGAGTCATTCCGCCGCCATCGTATCCAGCTGCAACAACACCCCGGCATCAAACTGCAAAGGATTGTCGAGAACCACGCCAAGATCATGGCCTTTGCGGATTGTTTAAAACTGGCCATGCCGATCAGCGACAACGCCATTGATAAGGTCCATGCCACGCTGGTGGATATGGCCGTCAACCGGCAAGCCTCGTTAAACGAGGACCACCCCATTGTCCAGCAATTCTGGGCGCTGTTCGATTACATCAACAGCCGTCCGTCATTGCCGGAAACCGAAGACATGGTGTCACCCGTCACCAGCGGACAACACCTGTTAAACCACAGTCACCACCCCGAGCGGGAGATTTGCGTCAATTTGGAACATTTCCGCCGCCTGTGCGTGGAAATGAAGCAGGAAACGATTGATAGCAAAGACCTGCGCCGCTGGTTGGTGACCAGTCGAAAACGTGAATACCTTGGAAACGGCAGCGTCAAATCCCGGTTGGAAAACCGATCGATTTGGTGCTGGCGGTTTAAGGCTTGAGGAGAGTTATGAATACCATTGAATCAGAGTGGCTTGATTTTAAAAATCGCGTCATATCAAAAAACGCGCCAGACATACAAATATCAGAAATGAAATTGGCTTTTTATGCCGGTGCAAATACTTCTTTCAGTTTGATGTTCGGCCCCGTTGCCAGTGCGTCTGATGATGCTGCAGAAATGCTGCTTAGGTCATTACAACAAGAGTTATTGGACTTTCTTGAAAATATAACCAAGGTAAAACCATGAACACGAATGAATTAATCAACTGGATACCCGTTAAAGACCAACTACCCGACGACGAAACCACCGTGATGATTTACAGCGCAAAACACGATGAACCGGTTTGGTTTGGGTTTTATGAAGCCAATGCATGGTTTTTGCCGGATGGTATGCCGTTACTTGCAAAACCTACCCACTGGGCAGACATGCCAGCCGGACCTGTCGATGTATCTCACATTCGTGTCAACGCTGGGAGAGATACGGCTTTCCGTATTTATGCAGTTGGTCGAGATCTTGTTAATCCAGAAGACTTGGATTTTATTAAATCAAAAACTAACGCCACGCTGATTCTGGATGAAGGCATCACCTTATGAACACCAACTTCACAGAAGCCATCCGCGAAGCCAGCTTGGATGCTTTAAAAAAATGGGAAAGCAACTATGCAGCCGACCAAAAAATAACCAGCCAACGCCTTGCAGCCATCCGCAAAGAAATCAAACGCCGTAAAAAAGCCATTACAGATTAAGGAGACACCATGAACCAACGTCAATACCTCGTAAACCAACTGCAAAAACTCAATGTTTTCTATCCCATGGAAGCCTTTACCGCGAACGAACTGTATGAAGTCATACCCGCCGATCTGCGCGATACCTTATTCAGCGACGGCATTAATGCCATCCGCAAAACCCTGGACGCCTTGCGCCGCAATGGCATTGTGGCCAATGGTGAAAGCGACTATAAAAACGGCAAAAGCGTTTTGACCTGGCGCATTCATCCAAAATATTCAAATGCCGATATCGTAGAGGATGATCAGCCAGAACAGGATGCTGCAGCACCCGAAGCAGAACTCCAAACACCCGAAGCATCGTTTGAAGAAGCCGTTGCCGATCTGGACAACCCAGAAAAATGGCAGGCCGTTGAAATCGACGCCACCATCCTCGACACCAACGACCAGCTGGAAGCTGCCCTGGTGGATCTGATCAAACAACACCGCGCCTACAAAACCCAGCCCAGCAAACCCACGCTAAACAGCCCGGCCGAAAAACGCCAGATACTGGCCTTGCTGGCTGATTCTATATTGGTCAATCCAGAGTTTAAAACGCACCTGGTAGAGCTGCGGGAATATGTCGAGAAATGGGAGTGTGCAGCATGAGCCAACCCATCAAAACCGGCGATTACATCATCCGTTACTTCAACCGCTACGGTGCCAGGCTAAAGTTTTTGCAACATTTTTCTGCATCACTGACAGACGCCCAGGCAATTGCCAATGAAACCCTGGTCGGTGTTGGATTGACGGCAGCAGATAAAGATCATTATGAGCCAGTTTCGTTCGCCATCGATCGGCGTATTTTTAATTCATTGGATAAGGGGGCTTGATATGCATGACATGCATAACACCATCATCCCAGAAGGCTGTTTCAACAAATCCCAGTTATCCAAAGCGCTGGGTATTGGAACCACTACCCTGCAAATCATCGCCGAACAAGATGATTTTCCCGAACCGGCTGGTTTTTACATAGCTAACAACTGCAACCGCAGGTTTTACCCCTACTGGAACCTGGAAGCGGTTAAGTGTTATCTGGAAGGCGTTACCTTTGACACATTTATTAAAAAAACCACCATGCCAGGGCCAAGGCTGGAAAAAGCACCACCGTATGCAGTGCCAGCCCATAGCCGACAAGAGCAGCGGCAATGCTTATCGTTTAGGCAAGTGTTTAACCTGATGAGAACGCCCATTTATTCCGCAACTGATAGGGGATAACCATGCCAGCACCCAAACGCGTCACCTTCACAGAACACGAAGACAACATGATCCGCCGCGCCTATTCGGTCGGCTGTTACGGTACCGGCGACAAAGGCCCCATTGCCACCGCCGCCCGGCTGGGAAAATCCACCGGCAGCATTCACCGCCGCGCCGCGCATTTGGGCGTATTGCGATGCAGCCATCGGAAAGCCCGCTACTGGTCGCCAGAAGAGGAACAGATTGTGGAAGCCAATGCCCATAAAGAACTGGAAGCCATCAACCGCGCTTTGATAAAAGCCGGGTTTGAAAGCCGCAGCATGGAATCCATCAAGGGCAAACTGCGCCACTTAGGACTTAACCTGCGCGAAACCCGCGCCGACAATGGCATTTATACCCAGCACCAGTTAGCCGAACTGATGGGCATTAATCAAAATGTGATTAGCCGCTATATCCGCGACGGCCATTTAAGAGCCAAGCGCCGCGAGAACATCAAGCAAATTGAATACTCGATCAAAGCGGCTGACGTGCGGTCGTTGATAAAAGACTACGCGCCCATGATAGACCTGGCGAAATGCGACAAATATTGGTTGATTGACTTACTGACGGGAGCGATTAAATGACAGAACAATGCGACTGCACCAGTTATTGCGGCGACGATCCACGGCTGAGCAAAAAAACCGTGGAACCCTGCGGCATGGTTAAACGTGCTGCTTACCGCGAACAATCGCGGCGGGATACTGCGGACTATTTACGCGACATGGCCAGACGGGAAACCACCACGCCCGATGACGCCATCATGCTGCGCAAAGCAGCGGGTATGATCTAATGAAACAAATCGCCCTGCAGCAATTCGTTGCGCTGGGCTTTGGTCAAACTGCCCAGCAGATGCGCCGCCAGCTGCTGGGTATTGGTCAGCGGCGGATTCAGATAGTTTTTAAACCCCAGCGTCATCACAAACGACGCCCCGCAGGCTTTTGTATTCATGCATTGACAATACAAATCCGCCACGGTGTGGGTAATGTCGTTGCGGGATGTAATACGGGCTTTTGATAAGCAATGTGGACACGTCACTTTCACGCTAAAACCTCCTCAAGTTTTGCGTGATTGTAACAAATAACACCCAAATTCAGGTGTTTGGCGGTTTTTTATCGGTTTGTTCAATCTTGTTGGCTAAATACTTGATGGCAAACCGCACTTCCTGGGTTTCTTTGATCAAGGTATCCAGCCGATTACGCACTTGATACAAAATCAACGGCAACACCAACCACAGCACACACACCGATAATACAAACGCCATGATCACGGTACCGAAGAAAAGGCCGAAGGTTTGAAAGATGCTGTTCATGTGTCATTCCGTGTGATTGTAATGTCGGTTACTGTAGCAAGGCGGCGCGAACAATTCACCACACAAAAAGGGTGATAAAGCCCAGTTTTTACACCTGTTTTTAAGTGTAAAATCATGTCGTCAAATGCTTGTTGACAAAAGGTTTTTCCGGGCCTAATCTAAAAATGCACTGGCAAAATACAGTGCCTGGGATTGGTCTCCCGGAATACTCCAGGCGCATAACCGCCTTCAAGCGGTTTTTTTATGCGCAACGTTCAGCCTATCGTTATGTCGGGCTGGTCGGGGCAGTCGAAAGGCTGGCCGGTTCCCTGGGTTCCCGGTAGACCAACCTCGTTCAGTCCGGCACCCATGTTTGGTCTCATGGTTGTCGGGTTTATTACTTAATACCCTGGAGACAATCATGTCTGAATTCAAAACACTTGCAAACCCATTCCAATTTTCAAACCTTGATGTTCGCACCGCTGTAGACGAAAACGGCGAGGTGTTTTTTTGCGCTAAGGATGTCTGTGACGTGCTCGATATTACGTGGGCAGGGCGCGGAAATACGCTAAGGTCAATACCTGAAACATGGGTTATGGTCTCGTTTCACGAGACCATAAAAGGCGATAGAGAGACAATTTTTATCAATGAACCAGCCTTGTACAAAATGATTTTCCGTTCTAGCAAACCAGCCGCCGAAGAATTCGCCAACTGGGTATGTGAAGAAGTCCTGCCACAAATCCGTAAGCACGGTTACTTCGGCATTATCGAAGGCAAAGACCGGCTGGCCTATTCCAAACAGATCGTGGAAATCACCGCCCGTTTAACCCTGACCACTGACGCCATGCTGTTTAAGCTGTTGGTGGATGAGTTGCGGGACTTGTGTAATTTGGTCGGTCGTAAAATGCCCGACCTGCAGCTGCTCGGCAAGGATGTTAAACAAACCGACCTTTTTCCCAGTTCCGGGAAAATGCTATTGCAGGGCGGTGCGTGATGGCTGTTATTACGCTGGAACAATCGTACTTAAACGATTTAATAGACACTCTGCACAGCGAGTTATGCGCGTTGCGGGCGTTGTCTGGCTTAATGAATGGCCATGATGACAGTTGTTCTGTCAACATCAACGAACTGCCCTGCTTGATAGACCCCATTATCGAGCGTCAAGAGTCGGTATTGGATGGCATGAAACAGCTGGTGACTAAAACCCAGTAGCGTAACCGGTGGGCATGGTCATCATGCCCACCCTTCACCAATCAAACACCCGGTTAAACGCTGCATTCACCCGCGCGTCAAAGCTGTCAAACACTTTGCGTTGCAGCAGCTTGCCCAGTTCTTTCAGCACCTCATACATACCTATGCACAAGATGCATAAAATGACGATCAGCACCACGGCGTATTTTATGAACAGGTCTAGCATGTGACCTCCTTATGCGGTGGTGTTGGTTTTCCATTCAGGATCTATAAATTTGATCGGGTTGCCGGGTATCTGTTCGTTCACTTCTAAAAATACCTGCTGCATGGCTGTCACTTCAATTTCGTGGTAGACCTTCATCGAGGTGGTTAAATCCCCAAAGCCGCCGACATTGGCGGGGATGATGGACGCCAGTCCGGGGTAAACCCGATGCATGGCCAGCATTTCCATTTCGGTGACTTCCTTAATCGCTTGAAATTCGTCTTTGCTGCCGATGTTGCCGACCGGGATGATTTTTACCGGCTCTTTGTTGCCGTTACTGCGCGGAATGTTCAGGTACAAACTGCGGAAGTTTCCTGGGCCTTTGCTGTCCTTCACGGCTTTTTCGATGGCTTTAGACGTTGCCTCGTCCAGATTCGCATCAGCGGTGACAAGGATGTATCCCATGTGGGCGCCGTTGATGAAATACTTACGCCGAAACAGGCTGGCGTCTTCGCTGAGCAGTACCGATTGAATGCCGCCCAAATATTGCGGCATGCCAAATATACTTTGCTTAATGTCCGGCTCTTTTAAATGTATGACTTCATTGGCTGCAAATGTTATGTAATTTAAGCTGAGTCCGGCGTTATCCGTGGTGTTGGTCAGTTTGATGTACACGCCAGGTGTTTTATGCGGCCGCATACTCAAAGCAGGCAGCCAGCCAAGCCTGACCACTTGCCCAAGCCGGTTGTAAAACTTTTGCAGGTAAGCATTGCCTGTCACCACGTAATCCAGCGCAGCGCGTTTAAAATCCAGCGATGACAGCAATGGCGTGGGCGCAAACCATTTGGATAGCATGTTCTTTTTAAAATGCAGAATGGGACCGTGGTAAGCATTGGCGTTCATCAAATTAGCCAGGCCGACCAAATCCACCGGTGGCCGGTAATAATCGCCGCCGATATCGGTAAAAACCCCCAGATAATCCGTCAGGTTGTTATTCAATACCGGTTCCGGGTCGCCAAAGCTGAAGATTAATGGCTTGCCGGTTTGCGGGCTGTCTGCGGCATCGTCAGCAGTGAATAAGGTATCTGCAGTCATGAGGGTTCCTGTTGTTTAAGTTTTTTGCGTTCTGCATGTAGATAAGCGCGACGTTTGACCATGCTTTGCATACACATGGCCAAAAACATGATGGTTTTTTCCAGCTCGTCTATGGTTTGGCGGTAGAGCTGGTCTTGCTGGTTGATGTGCTCGATGTCCATGCTTATACCGTCAGCTGCTAAAGGTGACCGTGGTTTTGCGGCCATCGTTGTTGATCGGTTCATAAATAAGCGCGTGCATAATCGACCACGCAATATCAGCATGACCACTTTCTACGCTGCGGCTGGATGCGTAGGTGATTTGTCCGCTGTTGGTGGTGGTTTTGCTGATCATTAAAAACGCCCGGGTGATTTCGTTATCGCCGGCCAAATATTCAAAGCGCCCGGTGTTGATGACATCCAGGGCTTTAATCACCAGCTGGTTTTTCATGTCCATGCTGTAATGGATGGGCGTGGCGTTGGGGTAAAAATCAATCACCTTTTCATACACGCCGTAACCGATGCCGGTGGTATCAATGCCCAGATGCACCACGTTATGCGCGTCGATCACTTCCTGGATGCGGTTGGCTTGGTAGGCAAAGTTTTGGCCGTGGTAGCTTTTAGTCAGCAAGGCCCGCCATTTGTCTCGGGCATGCAATGGCACGGCCATCACAGCCAGGGAGGCGTTATCGCGTACCCGGCTGGGGTCATAGCCTAATGACACAGGTTTATTGGCAAAGGGCCGCTCTGAATCCGCTTGGTAGTCTTTCCAGCTGTCAGCGTCCACCGTGCAATCAAGCAGTTTTTGCAAACTGAATACCGATTGGCTATCGTCGATGAATTTGCACATGAACAGATTGGCGAAATCATCCTCGCTGTACTCGATCTGCAGCTCATCGATGTCAAACAAATCACAGCCCTGCGCCTGCGCGTCTTTGACCGTGACCATGTGCCGCCACTTCTTATCAGGACCGTAAAACCCGTCTTTCAGGGTTTTGTGCGAGACGTCAAACTCGATGCGCTTGTCGTCGGGCTTGCCTTTGTTAAAGTCCTCGCCAGACCATTCGCTGTAGGCTTCGTGGCTGGTGGCTGAGGGCGTGCTGAATAAAGTAGTCGTCCATTGTTTGTGCGCCGCCATACCGCTGGCTACTTTGCGCAGTTTCTTGAATTTGGGGATCCAGAAAAACTCGTCGATGTATAAATCACCGTGGTACGACTGCGCGGTGTTGCTGTTGGTGGATAAAAACCGCAGTTCCGCGCCATTGCTCAGCAAAATAACCGTTGTGCCTTTCAGTTCAAGCTCAAAATGCTGCAGCGCAAAGGCGATGATGTAAGCCTTGAAGACTTCCGCCTGGTCTCGGCTGGCTGATAAAAATATTTGGTTTTTGCCGGTTACGATGGCTTTATTAAATGCTTCCCATGCAAAGTAAAACGTGGCGCCGATCTGCCGACTTTTTAAGATAATGCGGGTGCGGTCGTTGCGGTGTTCCCACCAGGTTTTTTGGTAGTCGTAAAACAGCTGGTTGCGCACGTCATCCAGCAGTTGTTCGGTGATGCCGGATACATCGTTTTTAATTTTCTTTTCCCGACCGGCTTTTTTTTCTTTTGGGGCTTTGGCCGTGCCTTCTTCTTGCGGTTTGTCGGTGGTCCAAGTGTGGCTGCCCATGGCCTGGGCATACAGGCGTTTGTTGAGCTGGATGGCTTCGGTTTCTGCGCCGATCTTTTGCGCCACCTTCAAATCCTTCTGCAACTTTCCGAAGGTTTCCACCAGTTTTAACAGTTCGCTCAACTCGTCCGGTGTTTTATCGTCCAGTTCTGCCAGGGCATTGATACGCCGGGCCAGGGTCATCTCTACCAGTTCATCGGGTGAGGTGTAATTGGCTCGCCATTGCTCAGTCGATGACCAGCGTTCTAGCGTGCGCTGGGCAATGCCGGTCCGTTTGGCCACGTCTTTTAGGGTCATGCCCTTGACGTAATGCTGACGAGCCAACATTTTGATGGATGGCGAATGCTTCATGGTTTTCCTGAAATGGGTTTACACTCATTATCAGGTGTTTAAAAACGCAAAACGCCCGCAACATTTTCTTAAAATTCCTATAGTTGGCTTATAGGTATAGGTAGGAAAGGCCGGTATTGCAGCAGCGGTGCAAAGCGTTACTCTGTGCGTCAATTCCACCCGATTTAGAGTGAAACATGACAGGCAGAGTCTTACAGACCGATTTTAAACGCATAGGCGTTTCTGGACCTACATCCGATGGCCGCGTGGTTGATCCGTCCTGGATCGATGAAATGGCAGAAACCTACGATCCTGAAAAAACGTTTAAGGCGTTGATCTGGCCTGACCACATGCGCTACATGAATTACGGCTCTGTCGAGGCGTTAAAAGCCACAACGGGAGTTGATGGCCGCCGCGAATTGTGGGCTGTGTTAGCGCCCAATATGTCGTATCAAGCCGACAACAAATTCGACCGCAGGCTGTTTACCAGCATGGAAATCACCTTTGACTTTGCCAAATCCGGCAAATGCTATCTGACAGGACTGGGGGCGACGGATGAGCCGGCCAGCCTGGGTACCAGCGAGATTAAATTCAATAAACACGCCCAAGCGGCTGGGATGGTCCTGTCTGGATTCATCGAGTCTGAAACCAAAACCTTTACCGAGCAGCAGCCATCCACCCTGCTGGATCAAATCAAATCTTTATTTACCAATCAACCAGAGGATGCAGAGATGGCAGACAAAGCCGCTTTAGAAGCACTAAAAACGGAGTTGGCGGCAGTCAAGGAGATGCTGTCCAAATTACCCGCACAACCCGAAGCCGATAAACCGGCAGACAAGACAGAAGACCAGTTCAGCGCATTGATTGCCAGGCTGGATGCGTTAGAAGCCAAATTCAGTGCCAATCCTGCACCAGCAGCAGGCGATAGCCCAGCAGGTGACGCGGTTACTGAGTTAACAGCCAAGTTTGATGCCTTGGCGGCCAAGCTGGAGGATGCATTGAAAGAACACCCTGGCACCGATGCGGGCGAACATTTGGGCGCTGGTGAAAACAGCAGCGATTACCTGTAAGGGCTGTAACGGACCTACACACTGCGCAACTATTAAGGAACACTCATGAACTTATCAATTAATTCCCGCGCCAGAGTCAACGCTTTGTTTGCAAAAACCGCGATGGCTTACGGCATTACTGCCCGCGATCCTGACATCGGCCAAAACTTTATGGCTACGCCAGAACAGGCGGTGGCTATTTTCAAAAAACTGCAGGCAAACCCAAGCGCAGCCGCATTATTTGCCGCCACGCCGCAAATGCAGCAAACATTGCAGCCTAAAGCCATTCAATTGGCAAATCCGTTTTTCTCACAGCTGCCAATGGTGCCTGTAACAGAAACCACGGGTCAAAAAGTCATTTTAGGCTTAACCGGTCGCGTGGCCAGCCGTACCAACACCAGCTCTAACGAGCGTGTGCCTAAACGTCTTAACCAACAAGACAACCAGGACTACACCACCAAACAAACCAACTTTGACGTGGCGCTGTCCTACGCTGATATTGATGCCTGGGCAAAATTCCCCAACTTTGAAGCCTTGTATATGCAAGTCGTCAGAGAGGCGATTGTCAACGATATGCTGGTAACCGGCTGGTACGGTACATCAGCAGCGGCAGCGACTAACATCGTCACCAATGCCAACCTGCAAGACTTGAACGTTGGCTGGTTGGAAAAAATCCGCACATTTAACAGCACCTCGCAACACGTCGGTTCTGGTGTGTCCATTGGCGCGACTGGCACCTACAAAAACTTGTCGGAAGCGATTCATGACATTAAGCAAGTGGTGTCTGCGGCCTTCCGTTATCGCGGTGATTTGGTGGCCTTGGTGGGTGATAACTTGCTGGTTAATGCACATGACAAGTTTTACGAAACCCACGGCAACACCCCAACCGAAAAGGCGGCGATTAATGGTGTAGTGACCTCCGACTTTGGTGGCTTGCCAACCTTCAGCCCGCCGTTTTTCCCGAACGGCACCATCGTCATTACGCCGCTGTCTAATTTGGCTGTGTATTACCAAGACTCGAGCGTGCGCAGAACACAACGCGACTGGCCAGCGAAAGACGAGGTGCAAGAGTTTAACAGCATGAATTTGGCCTACGTGGTGCAAGAAGAGTTTGCCACCGCCATGGTCGAAGGCATCACGCTGGTTTAAGGATGGTTATGGAATACGCCAGCAAAATTGCGCAGATTAAACAGCAACAACTGCAGGATGCAGCGGAAGGCAAGGCATTGTCTGCAAATCCTGCGCCTGTGCCTCTGCGCAGGCTGGCAGCTATCAAAGCCGAAGAGGTAGCCAACGGCGAACAGTATGCAGCTCAGCCGGAAAACGCTGACCTTGCTCCGGCAGCCACGCCGGCTGAACTGCAAACCCTGGAACACTACCAAGCCGCCATGTCTGCCGACCTGGCTAGTTTGGCCGTGCTGAAAGACGTGGTGGAAAAGGCCAAAGCCAAAGCCGCCATGCTGGCGACCTATTGGCCGTTTGTGAAAGCCTATCTGGATAACGGCGACAACTACCCGAACGACATTGCCGTGCGGGTGTGTATCTGGCTGTTTGATACGCTGGACATCGAGCGCGGTTTGGATTTGGCGTTAGTGCTGATCAAGCAAAACCAGCACACCCCGGCCAAATTCGACCGGGATCTGCAGACCTTTGTATCCGATGCGATATATGACTGGGCTAACGCCATGTTAAAGGCTGATCAGTCAGCCAGTCCGTATCTTGATGCCTGGGTGGCTGCAGTGGATAGCGAACAGATGTCACTGGCGCCGCCGGTGCAATCCAAGCTGTACTCCATGCTGGCAAAACACAAAAACCGCGTCGGTGAGTATCAAACCGTGGTGGCTTTATGTGAGAAAGCCGAGCAGGTCAACCCAGAAGGCCACGGCACCAAAGGCTTAAAAGCCGCTGCGGTGGCTAAATTAAAAGAAACGCTCAAGGACGAGTAACAACTCCTCAAGCCCTGCCTAACAACCACCACTCGAGACTCGATCCACCTCGCAGTTATCGAACGGTTGTTTTGGTAGGCACTAACAACAAGGTGGCATTTTGAAAAAGCACATTGCAATCGGTTTATTCAGTGCAGTCATGATGTTGGGTGGGCCTACGGCCTGCACCACACCAGAACTGGCAGATGGGTATCAATTTGGTGACCTGTCAAAATTAACCGGGTTTGAACTCAGCAAACTGCACGACGCCCGCGTGGCGTATTGCGACAGTACCAGCAGCTCGACCTTGAAACGGCTGGCCATTGCCGTTATTCAAACCCGGCTGCCGGGTTATCCGGAACATGGCATTTGCAGCGATTTGCTGCAGTTATTGCCGCCGAACCATGAAGTGCCAGCAGAAGCACCGCACGCCAAGGCCCGCGTCGATCCATAACCCAGCAACTATGTAATGCGCTTAGCCGGTTTAATCGCCGGCCTTTTTTAACCCAACCAACACCGCCATGAGCCTAACCGGTAAACCCTCACTCACCACCCCGTCACCGTTTGTGAACGATGGCTTTTGGCCTGATTTAGATATAGGCCAATTGATGAGCCGTTACCGGATACCGGCAGAATACGCCGACGACACCATTAAATGGGGGCTGACGCTGGCACTGGTCAACGTCAATATGGAATTGGAGCCGGTTAAATTCGCCATTATCGAACTGGGCTACACCACCGCGGACGCTTACATGCTGGCCAATCCGCACGACATCAATAACGACGATCAGCTGGCGATTATTTACAGCCACGCCGTGTACGCCTATGCCAAAGCACAGCTTTTGCAACAATTTAACAGCATGAACCGCCGGGAAAACGCCGCCAACGCAGCCAAAGAAGCCCCGGAAACCGAACACTACTGGCTGGACCAATCCGCCGCCGCCGTGCAAAAACTGTTCGCACAGTTTCTGCCGCAGACAACCAAAACATCCACCGCAGGCGCTTACGTGGCGTTGCTTTAATTGAATGGGATATTAATATGAGTGACGTTAAACAAAGGCCGATTGCAAATGCTGTCAATGCTAGTGATTGGCTGGTAGTGCAAGGTGATGAGGCTGGTTTGGGTGATGAGAAGCGGTCAAGTATTTTGAACATACAGGCACGGTCACCACGCATCATCAGAAACATTTTATCGCCATCTCTGAGGTTTTTAGACACTGCCACATTATCAGGCACAGCAGCTAAAACAGCATCAAAATCAACCAATCAGAATGGCGTTAAAAATGGTTTATTAGCATTAGATTCTGGCAGTGCTGGACGGGCATTTTCGTCTGTTACCGTGACGCTGACTGCTGGCGTTTGGTATGCCTTATCAATTGATTTTGATGGCATGTCAGGCATGACAACCGGTTCTAACTGTGGAATACAATTAAAAACGGCTGGCACGGCTGTCATTGACAATTCATCTGGTGACATTACCGAGCAAAAACTAGCAGCTGGCGGAAATGGCCGATACTGCATTATTTTTAGATCAATTCTTGGCGGAACAACAACGTTCAGAATAGGCGTTGGCATGAGTAGCAACGCAGCCAGCAAACTCATGACCATCCACAGTTTGCAACTTGAAGAGCTTTCTGAAAACGGCTCAATGTGCGCAGGTGAATATGTTTACCCTGGCTGGTCTTCAGCGTTTAATTACATAAACCCGCATGCAATGGACGCTAATGGCAAGCTGATTATTCCTGCTACGTTGCGTGTGCCATTTGTTACAAAACCCTATTCGCATATTTTAGCAGTCGGCGATAGCCGGATTGACGAAGTTGCCAACATTGCCGCGCAATTAGACACCATCTTAAAAAACAACAATGCAGGGACCTGTATTTGGCACGCTAAAGGTGGCTGGAGTACATCAAACCAAATAGGACCAACTACGGTAAATGATGCCAATATGTCATCAGCCATTTCAGCAACGTTTGAAAATGCCATAACGGGTAGTTTAATCGTTAGAACGTACTCAACGGCTGGCGATGAACAAATAGGGGATAATCAAAGTGGATTCAACTATGACACGCTATTGGTGTGCGATTTTGGCTATAACGACATTAACGCAGATCCAGTAAATGGTGCCGTCACTGCGCTGGCTAATATCATTACGATGTGCGACCGTGCAGACGCATTGGGAATGCGGATTATATTGTCTGATAACAACCCGTTTAAAGCACACGCCTCATACAGCGCACAAAAATTAACGTTAGTAAAAACGCTAAATGCTGCACTGCAAAATTTAGCGGCAGAACGTGGTTATTTATTTGTGCGCATGTATGAAAAACTCAGCGATTCAACAGATCTTGACAAATTATCAGATGGCGCTGGAACAACCACAAATTACTCACAAGATGCGCTACATCTGAACGACGTGGGATCAACTCTCTATGCGCAAGCTATTTATAACGCTATCGCGGCGAGTTTGTAATGATCGAAAAAGACCCCCTAAGCTACCCGCTCCTAACCTACGCCTGGGTTTTTTTACTCTCCATGCTCGGTGGCATGGTCAGTTTTAATACCAAGGTTCGCAGTGGCCACGCGCGACCATTCAATTTCATGGAACTGATAGGCGAGATCATGACCAGCGCCTTTGTGGGCGTGATTACGTTTTGGCTATGCGAAGCGGCTGGCGTGTCGGCATTGATCAGCGCGGCGATGGTCGGCATATCCGGACACATGGGCAGCCGGGCCATTTTTTTTTTGGAACGTTGGGCAACCAACAAGCTGCCCTTGCGTGATGACGAGCCAAAGCTATGACTAAGCTAACAGCACTCACCACCTTTTTGCTTAATCTCAACCTGTTTGCAGCTGAACAGCTGGAATCGTTCGTCGACGATCTGACGATAATGCCTGCGTGTCGCACTGCGGCGGCTGGTCAAATCGTCGTTTGTGAAATGGATTACACGGCTGCATTTTATATCGAACGCTTCCCGCACGGCAGCACACCAGCGCCGCTGCTGTTTGCGCAGATCAGCGCCTGGTTATTGCAAAACGATCCTGATCGTCACGCCGGGTTTGATTTTCCGGTGAACGTGGACATTTTGGACGACAGCACTGCAGACCTGGAAATCCGCATCGGCTTCCACGAAACCAGCACCGCGACCCAGCACCCCAGCGGTGACATTCTGTTTAACGGCCAAGGGTATGTGTTAGATGCTTAATATTTACGTAGAAGGTTTAGACAAGGCAAGGTTTCAGCTGGGATTAATAAAATCACCTTCTCAGCAAAAAAGAATATTAAGTGTTGCTGCACGTGAAGTCATAAAAGCAGCAAAACGTCATACATCAAAGCAAATTGATGTTGATGGTAAGCCATTTGGGAATTACTCAACAAATACACGGCACAAAAGACCAAGGCCGCGTAATCGAAAAATGCTACATAGAATTGTAAAAAATTTACGGTTTTGGTCTGAAAATAACTATGCAGTAGTTGGATGGTCTAGCCCGGTTGAAGGTGGTATTGCGGCTAAACAACAGTTTGGATTTAGTGAAAATTTTACTAAAGAAAAATTAGTAAGACGCATCAATAAAGAAAAAGAACCACATAATTTAGACGATAGCCGTCAAAACTTAGCTTATTACAAAAAAAGCGCAACAAAACAACAAGCCAGGTCACTTCTGCAAGCTGGTTATAAAGCCAGGGTAAAAGGCAAAGGTTACAAGACACCTACCATGAAATGGATCATGCAAAATCTATCTATTGGCCAAGCTGGATATATTTTGCATGTAATGAGGGGATCAAAAGAAAAGTGGACTATCAACCTGCCAGCTAGGCCGTTTCTCGGTCTAAATAATGAAGATGCACAAATAATGATTGATGCATTAACTAAAGCTTTAAATAGTTTTCATACTAAAGAATTTTCATGATTACCCTGCTGGATTTAACCCCCATTGTCGACAAGCTAAAAACCGATTGCACGTTGTTGCAAAACCGCGCCTTTGAAACCGTGGCAAACAATGACGCCGCTTATGAACTGTTTGGCGCACCGGCGGCGTTTGTGTACCTGGCTAACGATGCCTCAGAACCGAATGCGGTGATTTCCAGCGTATTGCAATCGCACGCGATGAGCATTGCGGTGAAAACCACCGTCCGCAAAACCCAAAGCCTTACCGACCGGCTCAACACAGCCGACGCGGCTACCCTGCGGACGATCCGCCAACAACAACTGAATGCGCTGCTGGGTTTTAAACCCGCCGGCGCTGAAAAACCTTTGGAACATGCCAGCGGCGAACTCACGGAAACCGACCGCTATCTGGTGTGGATAGACCTGTACAACACTCACGATTATTTAACCAACTTATAGGACACAGCCATGGCCAAAATCTCAACCTGGACAGACGTAGACGTATTCATGGAATCCGCCATCGCTGCCGAAAAAACCATTACCGCTATTTCCAAAGCGGCAGAAGGCGTCGTCAGCGCGGTGGCCCATGGCTATTCAAACGGCGATTATGTTTTGATCAAAGCCCAAGGCATGGCCGAAGTGAACGGGCGTATTTTCCGCGTTAAAAGCGTTGCCACCGATTCGTTTGTGCTTGAAGGTGAAAACACCACCAATTACGGTACGTTAACCTCTGGTTCTGCGCAAAAACTGACCTTTGGTACCACGCTGTCCACATTGACATCGGTCAACGGCTCCGGCGGTGAATTTGATTCGATCGACACCACCACCATTCACGACAAAGCCAAGTCCAGCATTCCTGGTATGGCCTCTGCCAGTGAATACACCTTCGATTCAATCTGGGACGTATCCGACGCCGGTTTGATTGCCGCCAAACAAGCCTCGGACACCAAAGCCCAAAAAGCCTTCATGATCGTGTTTAGCAACGGTCAACGGGTGTTGTTTTACGGCTATATCGGTGCTCAGTTACAACCCGGCGGTTCAACCGGTGGCATGGTGACCACAAGCGTCAAGATCACTGCGCAAGGTTCATTAACTGCTTACCCAAGTTAATCATGAGTCAAATCCTGATCGACAAAATCAAAAAAGCCCGCGAGCTGTTGGTAGTTGCCAACGGCTTGCAGTTTACTGTTCGGCGGCCTGATGACTTGGAAGTGATCGAAATGCGCGGCAAAGGCATCAGCCAGCGCGACATATTGAAACGCTTTGTGGTCGGCTGGGTGGATGTGCGGGAAATGGATTTAATCCCCGGCGGCACACCCAAACTGGTGGATTTTGACGCGGACCTGTTCATTGAATGGGTAGCTGATCAGCCAGCGGTGTTTATCACCCTGATTGAATGCATCCTGACCGCTTACAAAGCCCACGAACAAGAACGGGAAGACGCGATAAAAAAGCCCGACACTGGCTCGAACTGAGCCAGCTGCCAGGCGGTTGCAAAGACCCGCAGCCGCACTGGCTGCAACTGGCTATCAAAGCCTGGAATGTAATGGGCGGCATCGATTGGGCCGCGCTGCCCGTGGTAGCCGAAATGCTGGGCATACACGACATTGAAACACTGATTTATCACCTGACACTAATCCGCGACACGCAACGAGAACGCCATGGCTGACATGAATCTTAAAATCAAGATAGGCAGCGACAGCAAACAGGCTGAGGACAGCGTGGGGCGGGTCAATGCAGCGTTGAAAGGCCTGGAAAGCTCAAGCCAAAAACTCAATGGCCTGCTGTCCGGTATGGGTGTAGCGTTGTCAGTGTCTGGCTTTGCCGCGTTTGTTAAATCGGGCATCGATGCGGCTGATGCGCTGAACGATCTGGCAGACCGGTCAGGCATTGCGATTGAAAAACTGGCCGGTCTTGAATATGCGGTAAAAATCGGCGACACGTCGATGGAATCGTTTATTTCCGCCTCGAATAAGCTATCGATCAACATCAGCAAAAACGCGGAAGATTTCGCCAAACTTGGCATTACAGCTAATGACCCGGTGGAAGCCTTCAAACAGCTTGCGGACGTATTCAGCAGCATCGAAGACCCGCAACAACGCGCGGCCGTGGGTGCGGCGGCTCTTGGTAAATCCTATGCCGAAATGGCCCCATTGTTGATGCTGGGGGCTGATGGCATACAAGAACTTATCAACAAAGGCCAGGAGCATAACCCGGTCACGGCAGAACAGGCGCGGCTGGCTGGTGAGTTAAACGACAAAATCGGCGAACTGCAAAACCGGTTTCAAAGTTTTTCGATTGTGATTGCCGGCCCGGTCATCGAGGCCTTAAACGGGTTTGCGCAAGGCATTGCGTTTGCCAACGAGCAGACAGAAGGTTTTGATCCTTTTGGTTGGTTGAATGCGGGCGGTTTTGGTGCATCCGGTAAAGCGGGGCAGCTGGACTATATCAATGGAAAAATCAATGAAACCAATGATTCGTTAAAAAAACTGATGGCGTCGGCTGAATTGACGGCTCCAGAAGAGTACGGAAAAGGCATTGATGAATTGCAAGGCAAGCTGGAAAAACTGACAAAAAGCCGTGATTTATTGCAGGGGCCACAGCAAAAAGCCGAATCGACAAACGCGCCTTCAACCGCTGCTCTGGATAATTTCATCAAAAAATCTGGTGACGCGGAAACCGCATCCAAAAAGCTCAGTGCAGCCCATAGCGCCGCCGCGGCGACAGAATCAGCCCGCGCAGATTCAATAAAAACCATCGTCGACAACCTGCAGTTTGAGATCAGCCTAACCGGCCAATCGGCAGACGTGCAAAACCAATTGCGCGAAATCCGCACCGCCACCAGCAAAGCCACAGCTGACGAAGCTGCATCGATCGAGGCGCTGATTAAAACAAAATACGATCTGGTTGAGGCTGATCAGATATTGGCCGAAGGTGAAAAACTGGCAGCCAAGCAACGCACCGATTCTGCAGATGAATACAATCGCCTTACTCAAATGTTCAGCGGCGAAAATCAAGCGATGTATGGCCAGTTCGATGACGCATTTAAGGCCAAAGGCCTTGGCATTATCGACGATCAGCAACTGGCAACTTCACTGGAAAACATCAGCCAGGGCTTTGACGCCGTCACCGGCAAAGCTAAGGAATCCACCGACCAGATGAGTGAGTTTTCCATACAGGCCGCCCGCAACATGCAAACGGCCTTTGCTGATTTTCTGTTTGATCCGTTTGAAAAAGGTGTTGATGGAATGTTGGATGGCTTTCTAACCGCTATCCGCAGAATGGCCGCAGAACAAGCGTCAAAACAATTGATGGAAGGATTGTTTGGGAAAACGGGCGGTGGTGATTCTGGCGGTTTATTGGGGTCGTTATTTGGCGCGGTTAAAAGCGGATTAAGCGGGTTATTCGGTGGCGGGCTTAATGCCGACATTAGCGGCTTGATCGGTAATTCTGCGTTGTTCGCCAATGGCGGCATCATGACCGGTGATGGTGCGGTACCGTTGCGC